CAGAATTCGGCGAAAGACCGGTTAGCTTAAATAGTTTAGCAAAGAGTTTTTGGAAAGATCTGGGGGTGAAGCCAAGTCAACAAGGACGGGTTCCGCGTAGACTTAGATTAAGACTTTTCACTTGACTACAAAGGCAGGGCCGCAAGGCCATGCTCTTTGGTCATCAATTGAAGATTTCCGATGCTTGCCAGACTCCTTGAAAAAGAATCTGGTCAAGATAGGTGGTCCTAAAATCGAAAGAATATTTGGTACCCTCGAGAAGTTCAGTCTTGAACTCTCCTCGTTTATAAATGAATTCTCCAGTCCTATAGCCTCTATTCAAAAGGAAGAGTATATCTCGAAGACCTTAAAGGATAAGAAGAAATTTTGTAAGAGAAATCCTACAAAAGTATTCAAACCCAAAAAGTTTAGAGCGTATACCCCACTTAAGGATAAAAGGTGTATAAGACGGATATCATTAATACCCGATGAAGAGGGGAAAACTAGAGTGGTCGCTATAATGGACTATTGGTCTCAGACAGTTTTACTGCCTTTGCACAATTATCTATTTGGCTTCCTCAAAAGGATCCCCCAGGACTGTACCTTTAAACAAGGTGCCTTTGTAGACAAAATTCGTACATCTGACGAGTACTACAGTATAGACCTCACGGCCTTTACCGATAGACTTCCAGTTAGTATAAATTTTGAATTACTCAAAGTAAATTTCGGAGAGGATTATGCCGAAGCATGGAGGGACATAATGGTAGGTTATCCATTTGCTTTACCTAACAGTAACGAAGAAATTCGTTATTCTGTTGGTAACCCAATGGGAGCTTACTCATCATGGAACTCTTCTGCTTTGACTCATCACTTCTTAATCTACATTTGTTGTAAGAACATAGGCGTCTCTTGGTCCAATGCTAATTATGTCCTTTTAGGCGATGACTTATGTATAGGAGATAAACTCCTTGCACAAGAATATTTTCGTTTGATTGAAAGACTAGATATGCCTTACTCGAAAGAGAAAACGCATATTAGTAATTCTTCCTACGAATTCGCTAAAAGATTCATAATCAACGGAGTTGAAATGACACCATTTCCGATAAAAGCTCTTTGGTCTAGCAGAAGGAATCCAATTGGGTTCTTTTCAGCTATAATCAACGAGTCTAATAAAGGTTGGTTCACAAAATCTGTTGATGCATTGAAATCGTACGACTGTTGGTTAGATGTCTGTAAGTTTTCTTCATCCTTTCGGAAAAGGAAAATTACTAAACTTCTCCCAACCCACCAAATATTGATGGCTCTGCAAGGGCGGATTCCAGAAGACGAG